CAGTATCCTTTCTACTTCTGTTGTATGGTGATTCCAAGTGACTGAAGAGCCGCATCCAGCAGAGGGATACCCACACAAAGAAGCGGAGTCAGCCTTTCCAGCCTATTGGGGCGAACTGATGGGGGCTATGAGCAGATTCCAAGAGTCTGGGTATCTTGAAGGTAGGCCAAGTGTGTCAACACCGTCTCCGGCTCCCGGCTCTCCCGCCCTGTTCTATCCTGAACTGACGAAACGCTTCGTAGAACTCATAATGCCGAAACTAGAGATAAAGCAGATTCTTCAAGACTTCTTCATCAGAGTAGGGGCAACAGCCACCATTCCTAAACAGCAAGGGGCAGGGGCTAATGCGCTGATAGGTCGAACTGCCGATGGAAACGGAGTTATGATGGACTTCAAACCTTACGACCTTATCACCATCACACCCTACAAGATTGGAATGAGAGTCCGGCTTGCTAGAGAGATGCTCGAAGACGGCATCTACACCATCGTAGAAGACCAGTTCAGGAGAGCCGCAACACACACTGCCAACGCCATAGACAACGACATTGCAAAGGTCTTTGAAGCGGCCAGCAAGAAGAGTTTCAGTTGGCTTCCACACAGGTATCCCCATCTCGATAATGTCATCAAGAACTTGGATGATGTAGGCAAATACAACGTCCTTATGAACGACAAGAAATACTCGTATGGAGTCAAGATGTCGGGAATCAAGGCTCTGAGAAGCCCGATGATTAATCCGAAAGCGGCCTATGTCGTTCAGACAGCCTTTGACGGATGTTATGCTCCTGTAGGTTACTTCGTCACCAAGCGTCCAATCAGTATAGATGTCTGGCCACAGCCACAGTTCGACTCGCTCGATGTTGTCATCACTGCTCGATATGCGCCCGTCATCACCTATCCAGAAGCCATAACACGATGTAGGATATGATTTGGATTAAGGCGATAGGTTCCTTCATTGCCTTGGAAGGTGGAGCCAACATCATCTATTGGTATCTGTATGGCAATGGTGTGAAGGACAACGACTACTGGCAGATAGGAAGAGCACTGAGGATGGCTCTTGGTCTTGCACTGATTGTGTTTGGCTGACCTTTCAGACCTTTAGCAACAACAACACTTATAACACCCACGCGCCATAGGGTGCTTACAAACATGAGTTTCTTTGTTGCACATGGAGAAGAATGTCCGACCTGTCACGAACCTACTTTGGTGCATTACAACGGATGCGTCACTTGTTTCAACTGTGGGTATGGACGATGCGGCTAATCCAGAATCTTTAATAACCCTGACGGTATAGGTTCTAGATATGGCCAATCAAGAGGTATTCCACGATGAACAAGGCCGGGGAACGGTCACGCTGATACCAGAGGAAGGTATAAACCCCGAACCAAAGTATCATCCTTCGCAGATTCACACAATCCCACTAATACCGGAAGACCCCATTCAGGTCTTCGAGAAGCGGATTGAGCAGATAAAGAAGATGATAGAGGAAAAGCAGATAGACCTAGCCATCAACAACACCAAGGCTCTTCAGACGGCCATCCTAATGCTCATAACGATGGCTAACGCCAAGCACGATACCGTCCTTCTGACCAAACTTCAGGAAGTCGGGGGTAAGGTAAATGACCTAGCCCTCATTCTTGCACCTCTGGCCGAAGGTCGCGTTCCTTCTGAAAGGAAGGTTGGCGAGTTGGCTGAATACAGACAGCCTTAAATAGTCGTTTCCTCATAGTAGAGATATGGCTGAAGAGTTCGTTGGCATCAAGATTCTGGAAGACAGTTCTGAAATAGGCTATGACAGTCCTTCCCACAACGTAATTCTGTTGCTTAATGGAGCGTCTCTAACTGCTGGCACTAAAGATGGAACCTTCACCACTTACACAAAGGTTCATGATGTAGTGGTTGATGGAGCAGGTATGACCAATCCTATCAATGTTACTGCCGCGTCCATTGACGAAACTAACGGATGGGTGACATTCATTGAGAATGGGACGGGTAACGATAGGTTAGTGACTTGCAAGTTCGATGGAACAAGTAAGTCAACTCTGTATTCTGGTGGCAGTCCCTACAATTTAGGTCTTGGGCCTAATGTCTGCCAGAGCGCGGGTGGAACGATACAGGTCTGGGCCGATGGAAACGACAACTACTACGTCTCTAGCAAAGGTGCTCTCATTCACACAATCAACACTAGCGGTATACTTGCGAGTGATGTTGGCCTTGCTATCTCCATAACAGGGAAGTATGTCTTCATAGTTGGAGACAATGGCTCTCAAGAGGCCCGATTCCAAATCTGGCAAGGAAGTTAGAAGCCCAAAAGCCCCGTATTTTGACCCTTTCGCCCTGTCCTGAACCCTTAAATAGCCTCAAAACTAAGGGTTGGATGTGTCTTGGAAAGAGGTAAAAGAGATGAAGAAAGAGGCCATTCTAGGCCATTGGGAGTCCGAAGAGGGGTCTATGATAACCATTACGAAGGGAATGGCCCATATCGTGCATAAGGGGAAGGCACTTGCCATTATGATGCCAGAGGGAACCTATCCTGAAGACCCTGTTGTGATGGCAAAGATGCTTGCAAAGAGACTGGATACAGTTTAGTAACTAGCCTTTATGGTGCTACCGTAGTCTGGCTCGTCTCCCATTTGGCCGTTTCTCCGCCCTGTCCTATGATGGACTCGACATTGGATGTGTCGGTTTGTATCAGTGAGGGAGACACAGTAAACGTCTCTCCACTGGTTGCTGGCGCAGGTGCGAATGCAGGACTGGTAGTTATAGTGGTTGCTGTGTTCGATGCGATTACCCTACTCTGGCCATAGGCGTTCCCACTGGTGTAAGTGAGAGTCTGTCCTACTAGAGCATTCACAGTCGCTCCTAGATTAGTATCAGTCAACACTGTTGATGTAGTGCCAGCAGTGGTCGTTCCTGTGATACCGCCACTTCTGTCATTGATGACCTTTTGAGTTGGAAGGTTTGCAGTAATCACTTCCTTCTCCCACTTGGCAACTCCCGTTTCTGTGGCAGTTGCGTAAGTCGTTACCCCGCCTTTGATGTTGACTCCCTGAACCTCTGCGCCTATGTCTTGAGTTACCCAAGGCGCGTTACTAGAGTTGAGTTGGAGATAAGCATCAACGCATCCGACCACTACCCAAGCACCTGCCGCATTCAGTGTCGTTGTGGCTGACCCTGTTATTGGGAAGTCAACCTGTGGATTTGTGACAACCGCGCACTCGGTTGCTAGGTAGAAGTCTGTCGCATCTACAGCGTCTACTGCCGTCATTCCTGTTCCCACTGTTATTGTGTTATCAGGAGTAAGCAACATCGCTCCGAATAGGAGTGCTGGCGCGTTGCGGTTGGAAATCTTTGCCGAGAAGGTCGTGGCTCCGGCACTGTTTCCGCCAACTACATAGGGTGATGGCAGACCGAGATTGCTATCGTAGAATACAGGAGTGGCCACATCAACTAGACCGACTACTGAGATAGCACATTCTCCGGTTGGAACGGCTGAGAAAGTCGCGGTCACAGTCTTGTTTACGATTGCACCAGTAGCAATGGCTGTGAATATCTGAATGTTGTATTGGTCATAGGTCTTGACTATGCTTGGGAATACACCTGTTATAATCCATGAGCCATTGGTTATGGGCTGACCTCTTGGAACCCAAGAGAGACTCAGACCTGTGTTGTCGGTGATACTGGAAACATATGCTCCTGATGTGTCGTGCCAAGCGACTACTGCAATAACAAGGTCTCCGCTTGCGGCAGAGAGGGCTGTCGCTGTTACTGTGCCAGTTGCAAGAGAGATTGCGTGAACCGCAGTTGCGGGATAGATTGACGCAGTGAGAACGAATGCCACTGTAGCAGTGGCAGGAGTGGATGTAGAGACCGAGATGTTGTGACTACCCGCAGGTGACGTTACAGGGATTATGAGTGTGCCAGTGAAACTACCGTCTGAAGCAACTGTCTGTCCTACAAGAGTATTTACTGTTGCAACAGAATTGTAAGTGCAAGCAGTGATTGTGGCCCCACTTGTGAAGGCCGAACCTGTCACACGGACACCCTGCATCCCGATAGGGCCAGTAGTCGGAGAAACAGTTATTGCTACCATTCTACTCTATTGTAGGAACTTACCACTATTTAAAGGTAGTCTCGGAAGTCTGACCACACTTTATATAACTCGCCGTTCTTAGACATCCTATGTCACGAAGGTTCAGACGCAGATGGTTCCCGCCCTCTTCCCCGCAACAGAACAAACTTCTGCATTATGTCCGATTCCTCTATCCAACGGCCCTAAGAAATCACCGTGTTAGAATCTCTGGGATGCAGAAGAGTCGGTGGGTTGACATCGGGATTGTCGAGAGAAAGATTGCGATAGAGTATCAAGGACAAGCCTATCATAATAGCCCAACTGCTAGAGCAAGAGATAAGATACGGACTAAGGAACTCGAAACAATGGGATGGGTCGTCATTTTTGTGGATAAATACAACTGGAAGTGGTTCTTGGCTAATATGCGTGAGATAATAGAAAGAACCACAGTAGAAAGGAAATCTTTATATCCGTCATCCACCTAAATGACGGTATGCAATCTACTTGTAGAATTTGTAAAGTTGAATTAGTTGGAGATGCGTATCCTGCCTTCTTAAAGAGACAGCGTAGAGGCATTTGTAGAGATTGTCGAAATAATGAACGGAATGAAGACTATCTCAATAACATAGAAGACCGTAGACGAGCAAACAGAAGACGAAACAGGAAATACATCATTCGTTTGAAACTGAAGGTTATTAGCCACTATTCCAATGGCACTATGGCTTGTGCCAATCCCTTTGAGAAACACAAAGAACCCTATACAGACATTAGAGCAAATTCGATTGACCACATCAAGGGTGGCGGAACTAAACATAGAAAGGGTTTGAATGGGAGCAGTTTCTATCGTTGGCTCATCAAACACAACTATCCAGAAGGATACCAAGTGCTTTGTATGTCTTGTCAATACATCAAAAGATGGGAGAACTTTGAGTTTGCGAGTTATATACATGATGAACTGCTTTAAATAAGACTTGCCCTTATAAAGAAGGTGTGCTGACACTTGTATGTCACTGGTGTAGTGAGACCTTCAAGACCAAGAAAGTTCAGAGGATGTGTCCGACCTGCAAGTTGTTGAAAGCACAGTGCAAGTGGGACGAGTTAGAGAAGCGCAACTCTCGTAATCCTTAAATACCCTCACTCCCTGCCTTGTGTCTATGGAAGCAATGTGCGTAACACCGTTTCCGTCTCCTTCTGAGAGATGGTTCCATTCACAAGAGTCTCTCAAAATTGTGACTCTGCCATTGCACATTCAAAGAGCCATCTTAGGGGCTTCGATACGGGCGAAGACCATCTTCGATGACAACGGGTGGGAATGGAACGGAGCAGTCCCAAGTCTGGGAGAGATTGTAGACCTCTACACGAAACTCACAGGAGATGTGCTTGCATGGCCAGAAATCGGCAATGCAAGGTCTGGTCGTCTGATTGTCGAAATGACTGACGAGATACTAGAGTTCAGTGTCGAACTCGGTTACGTTGAAGTCTAGAGTAGATACCAGATGGCTTGATGGCCAAGTTCGATGGCCTTAAGTCCTGTCCAACACGCGCCACTCTTCACATGAGGCTCTCGTTTGTCTTTACAGTGATAACAGAACGGGGTCTTTGATTCCCACGACTCGAACTTGTATCCGGGTGGATACTCCTTTACTACAATGACCACAACCAAGTCGGCTTTGGCGATGTCCAAATTTCGGGCCATGTATCCGTATCCCTGTCCGTTCTTTGGCCATGCTTCGATAACAGGAGCACGAATCCACAACCCACCAGTGGTTCGATTCAAATAGAACTCTTCCTCTGTGATGATGTCAATCCCCTTCTTCTTGGAATGCCCTGAAGTGATGGTAGCAGTGGGATTGTCAATGAGAATCTTGCGGATGGTCGCTCTCGCCTTGGCTTCCGTTTCAACAGTAAATTTGTCTTGCCCTGCACCCACGATTCCTATCATCATTTCAGCAAATCACCAAAGTCGGCGGGTGTCATTATGTATCCTGTCTCTCTCAGCCATTTGGTAAAAGCGGTGAGATTGCGTCTGTCTTTGTCTGAGATTGTCAATACATCATAGCCATGTTCATGCTCCCACTCTCTGACTTGTTTTGAGGCACGCTCGATGTCCTCAAGAGTAAGACTCATACCACCCCCTTCTACCCTAATGTTTATAAGGGTTTTCCTCTTATCATGAGGTATGGCAAAGTGTCCGAAGTGTCACGACCCAGACTCCGTGTTGGAAACCTATGAGGGAGCACATGGGCCGGAGCAACTCTGTTCCAACTGTGGATGGACGAGCGAAGACAAAGCGTCCTTTGAACTGATGAAAAGTGTGCCAACTGGTTAGAAGGACAGCAGGTTTAAATACTACCGAATCCATAGTAGAGGTAGGATGCCAACACTTACTCTAAGTCCAACATCTGGCGCAGGGAGTCTTACTGTCACTATGTCGGGAGTAGGATTCACAGGTGGCGGTGCGGCCACAGTAACGGCACTCACCATCGGTGGTATAGATATTTTCTCGACAGTTCTGCCAAACCCACTGACGATTGCTAACGCTGGCACTTTCACTGGAACCTTCGTAGTTCCAATGGCCACACTAGGATACAAGTCGGTCACTGTCCACGCAACTGATAGTGGTGCGGCTAATGCTTCGGCTACGTTCATCATTACTCCTGTATCATCGGTATTGAGTGAGGCGGCTGGCGCAATGAACCAACTTGGCCCCGGTGGTTCAGCCTTTTGGGATGCAGAGATACCAAAGATGACAGACCAAATTGGTGGAGTCGAAGTAATCATAACTGATGACATTGGCCATCTAAAAGGAGTAAGCGCAAGTGCGACAAACGCAGGAGCCGCAACGGTAACTGTTACTCCTCTGAAACTGCCAGTGAACTATTTAGTGGGTGCTTACATCAAGTTCATCAGTGGCCCTGCCAGTGGACTGAGCCTACCGATTGCATCTAACACGGCAACGGTGATAACCTGCACAGGTGTATTCGGAATAGCACCGACACCCGCAGGTGGAGACACATTCATAATCATTGGAGACCAACGCCTCTACTACACAAACGTCCCGCCCTACGCCATAGGCGAACAGAGGACAGGAACCATCGTCTACTCCACCGACAATCAGCCACTCTGGGTAATCTGGACTTAGACCGCAAACTAGACTTTAAATAGAACGACTTCCTAAAGTCTTCCGTGTCCGAACATCCAAGACGCTATCCAACTCCAACAGAACCCATAATAGGGCCGGGTGTGACTGTTTCGGCTTGTCCACATGGCAATGGTGTCTTTGCTACTCGACCCTTCAAAGAGGGAGAGACGATTTCTAGTTTTCAGGCTCCTTTTGTAAAGGAGATAGACCCTTCTCGTAGTTGGGCCGTCCTTCGTGTCGGAGACCTCTATTGGTCTGAACCTACATCGGGTGAGGGAGTATAGAGCAACTTCTTAGACCATAGCGACCAACCCAACGCAAGGTTTGTGAACTTCGACTTTGAGGCTGGCACAAGAGATTTGGTTACTCTCAAGCCCATTGAAATGGGAGAAGAAATCCTCATAAATTATGGCGAGTATAGTCCAGAGAACATAGCGGATATTGCGGAAGACCTACCGCCAACTGCTTTGTCAATACCACAAGACGAGTTTGATAAAGAAGTCGAAGGAATCGAGAACGAAGTGACTAAATTGGAACAAGAAGCCCAAACCTTTATATAGGCTAGAAACCATCCTATGTCTATGAACATACTCGACCTGAAAGATGGTATGAAAAAGGTGGATGTCACAGGAGTTGTGAAGGAACTCAGCGAAGAGAAGACCGTCAACCTGAAGGCTGGCGGAACTGCAAGAGTAAGGGATGCGAAAATTGAGGACTCAACGGGGAGCATCACTCTATCTCTTTGGAATGACGACATTGCCAAAGTCAAGAAAGACTCGGTAGTGGCCGTCACCAATGGCTTCGTCACGACCTTCCAGAAAGTCATCCGTCTTAACGTAGGCAAATACGGCAAACTCAGTGTAGACGGCAGTTGACCAAGTGCGAGAACTGTGGCTCTTCTGACATCCAGAAAGATGAAGGATTAGCCCGGATTCGCTACGATTGTAACGGCTGTGGAGTTTGGTGGTATGAAGACAAGTCCATAATCTCTATAAGCGAGAAGAAGCCTACTCGTAAGGTGAGAAGCAATGGCCACCACGATTGAGACTATAGACCTGCCTCTAGGAGACCTAGTTACCACAAAGGAATGGGGTGACAAAGCCTTCGTCTACGCTCCTAGTGAGGACGAGTTCTACATAACTCAGGAGAAGCACAAGGCTCTTGAGTTCGCGTCACCCAAAAAGTTTGAGGCCAAAGTGACTTCTATGGATGGGAAAGTGAAGATTGTTCTGCCAACCGACTTTGCCAGAGCCTATATGTGGCAACGTAATGCCCAAATCTCCAAGATAGTCTATGGAACGAAGTTGGCTATCGTGGTCTTTGCCGCACCGAAACAACCCATTATGGTGATGGGCCACAAAGGTCAACCTTAAATAGTAGATTCGTCTTATAAACAGGTAGAATGGCTCCGATACCCTCAGACCGCAAAGGGCTGACTCTCAAGTATAGTTCTGGCATAGCACCTTTAGTCACAGCCGCACGATACTCTGAACTCATTGACAATTACAAGAAGACGGGCATCTTTCCTCACATCCTAGACCTTGGTGGCATGGCCATTGACACTTCTCGGAACAGGAACAAGTGGCGTGTGCCTCTGGAAGACCTTCAAGCCGTTGCTGATAAACTGAAGGGACTCCCTTTGATGAAAGACCACGACATAGACCACGTTGATTCTATCATCGGAAAGGTCGAAGAGGCATGGGTAGAGCCTGATAAGAACGACCCAACGGCTGGAAAGGTCTTCTGGAAGGGCGAAACCTGTGACGAAAGCATCATCCAAAAGATACTTCTGGGCTATATCAAGCACAACAGTATCCAGATTGCTGTGCCGAGAGCCTATTGTGATGACTGTATGTCTGCTCAAGGCAAGAAAGAAGAGGAAGCGGCCATAGATGACCTTGACCTTCCCTGCCCAAGATGTGGCAGTTTGAATATGCTGATACGCGGCCCTATGCCTTTGGAGCAGTCTATCATAGCCATACCTGCCTACGAGAAGGCCGATGTGACCCCATTCGGGTTCAAAGCCAGTCTTGACTTCGCTCTGAGGGCGCGTTACGAGCCTAAAGAAGCCCCGCCAGTCGCAAAACCAGTGTCAAAGGTGGCCAAAGTCGTGCTTCCAGACCTCACACCCCTGCTTTATGAGGCCATGAATGCGGTCGGAATGTTGACTGCCGAAGTGGTCGAAGTGGAACTTCGGATGGCAAAAATGGCTTTAGAGGGCTATCCAGAAGACCGCGTTGAGATTAGATACAGCCAAAAGGCAAAAGACTTGGGTTCAGACAAGCCCATAGGGGATGAGGGGTTTACTCCCGAAGAGCAAGCCTTTCTGGACTCCATAGGGAAACCAGTGGATGAACCAATGGAAGAGGAGAAACCACATATACTTTCGGCCCCAGACGGTCAATCTGAGTGTGAACGATGTGGTTGGCGTGGAACTGAGGAAGAAGTAGGTCTCCATGTAGATTCTAATGATTGTTGGAAGGGAGAGGAAGAGGCAAGTAACCTTCCGCCCGGAACATCCGTTATGGATTTGCCCGGATATGATGACAGAGTAGAGGATTGGTGTGACGAATGCGACCATGCGGGTTCTACTTGCAAAGAGGAAGATTGCGAATGCCGCTATGGAAAGTATCGTGCAGAAGAGACCACTGGCGACCCTCTTAGCGTGTATAGAGAAGCCCTTGGATACGCTGAAGAGCAAAATGAGGAAGCAATGATGGTTTCACTTAAGGAGTTAGAAGAGGAATTGAGGGCGATAATGGAAGAAGGTGGTTCAGAGACACATTATGGCGGTGGTATAGATACACACCCAATGGCTAGAGATATTCAAACAGAAGAGACCAAGGGCGGCTCATTAGAGGACTTCCCACTGGTGGAGAAGGGTGGAGAGAAGGGAAGAAAAGAAGAGGGCAAATGTGTATGCACCCATGCGAGAGGGTATCATCAAGAAGATGGTTGTCACGCACCTACATCCTATTTTCCGGGCGCGGCTTGCTCATGCACAGTCTATGAAGAGGCAGGAAAAAAGGAAGAGGCATCTGAATATGTGGGTATGCCCTGTCCCGAATGTAAGATAGGTGAAATGGTTGATGATGGAA